GTCCTTGTAGTACGCCAGCATACGCTCTTTGCTGTTGGCAGTGGTCAAGTACCCCATGCTGTTGCCAGGGCCAGTTAAGCTGTCGTTCCTTCTCCAGAGATAGTTCTGCATGTTGCCAAGTACGTCCATCAGGTCTTTGCCCATGATGTTGCCCATGCTGGCTGCCGTCCGGCGCAGATTTCTGATTTCGTTGATAACCGCCTGCCCAGGGCCGTTGACCTCTAAGTTGAGGGTGGAGTTTTTGTAGGCTCCGGCAAGGTGGGAAATCACCCAAGCAAACTGGTAGGTGTTCATCTCGCTGGTGGCAAACTCAGCCACTTGGTCTAACCCATTGGCATACACCCTATAGACTTGGATGCAGAACCTGTCTGCCCAGTCAGAGGAGCCGTAGGCAGGGTCAGCACCGATGACATAGTAGGCAGCATCGTTAGGCTCTTCCCAGACCCGCAGCGTGCCCAGCCGTTCTGTTGAGCGCATGACCTCTGTGTCTTGAAAGCTCTGCCCAAAAATGTAGCGATAGCAGTCCGGCAGATTCTTCTTGGCTTCTTTGGCAGCGTCTGTGCAGCGGCTGCTAGAAAAGAAGCTAGTGCCCGTCATCACAAAAGCGTAGTCCTCTGTGGGCGGGAATTCTTGGTACATCAGGGATTCATCCTTGATACCTTCCAGCATCTTCCACCGCCACCAGGCCATCTGTCTGGAATTGATTTCTACGCCGTACAGTTTCTTGATGTCCTTTGTCCACTCACGCTCTTCTGGGCTTAACTTGCCGTCCCAGTAGACCTTGTAGATGTTGCTGTCAGCAGTGACAGAGTAGTATTCATTACGCCACCAACCGCAGAAGATGGCACGCTGGGTCTTAGCAGACTTGGCGGTCTTGTACATGTCGTGGAACATGTTGAAGCCCTGGGCGGTACTCTCAAACATGTAGAGCCTCTCAGGATTCTTTTCTGCCAGCGAGGCTATCAGGGAAGCTAGGCCTTCTTCGTTGCCCCAGGAAGCAGTCTCTGTACCATGTAGGTAAGTGATAGCTTTACCTTGCCCCAAGCGAGACTTATTCCCTGCGATTTGGTAGAAGATTCGGCTCCTGTTTTTAAGAACCATTTGGTTTCTATTGTGGGCCACCAAAGGAATCTTGTACTCTTTGGGTAGCCCTTCCATATACATAGCGAGAGTAGAGCGGAACATGTCTCTGTTTTCTTCTGTATCAGCCACCAGCGTGCCTTGCCAGCCAGGGTGGGTAAATTGCCAGTAGAGGTCAAGTGCCAAGCTAACGGTTGTAATACCCAGTTGACGGCCTTTAAGAATGACAAAGAAGTGGACATCTTCAGCTAGGCCTTTTTGTATTTCTTCCATGACATACGTCTGCGTCCCCAGCAGTTGCCCCATCTTTTTGAGACCTTCCTCCTTGGTCTCAATCTTCAGTTCTGAGCAAAACTTGTAGAACTTCTGTAGGTCAAACTTCATGGAACAATACGTCCGTGGTACGGTGCTTTGCAGGGAATCAGGAACTGAGTAGACAGTGTGCCCTTAACAATGCTGTCGCAAGTGTTGACAAACATCTGGACGTTCTTGTCCATGCGACCTTGGTACAGGTGGTACACGCCTTCTTCAAAGTGCGTGCCTATGCCGTACAGCCCGTAGGTATGCAGCCGCCAAGCGCCTTCCTCCGGCTCTGCTGTCCAGTGGGTAGGAAACATGGTCTTGTAGCGTAGCCCCGCCATCTCTGCGGCGTAGCACACGTTCTCTGCCACATCACTCTGTTCTGTCTCCGAGAAGGTTGGCTTACGCAATTCTGTCCAGGCTTCGCGGTACATGAAGAAGAAAGCAGGGGCTGCGAATATGTGCGATTTAGGCCAAATATGGTTACTTGCCTGCGCTATGCCCACAAACGACTCATTCTGGGCAGCCCATGCCGCAGCAGCATTCACAACGCCTGGGTTGGTGGGCACACAGTCGATGTCCAGAAAGCCAACAACGTCCGCAGTGCTGTTGTCCATAACGATGTCCATCCACTTGCCGTGCGGTGTCTGTGTCATGTGGTACGCCACATCCAGCCCTAAGTGCTTGCAAGTGTTGGTGTGTGCCTCCACCAGCTTCACATTGGTATTGGGCCAAGCAAGAGTGTGTATCTCTATGTTCATTCTGTTCCTAGTTCTACATGGTTTTTGATAGTTCTGCGTATCTCTTGATAGAAGGTACACCGTTCTTGAGTGTGACCACCTTGCTGTCATCAGGAGGAACTTCCCCCGCCTGCTGGTAGTGAAAGGCCAGAGTGGTAGGGTAGTTGACAGTGGCTTTCATAGACCGCGCTATCTTGACTCCTGAGTCCTGCACGGCCTTCCAGAAGTATCTGTCCCCTATGTACCCGTACTCTCGGGGCCGGAAACCCCACTCCTTGCACAGCGGGAAGGTTTCACGTGAAAGCAGAAAGCAGTTGGTGTCATTCCAGTGGATACCGTTGCTCTCAGAGTCAACACCCATCTGTGTCCCGTCCATCCTCCACAACACGCGAGGACACGTTACCACCTTGGCCTGCGAGTGCTGCATGACATCCACCATCGTAGCCACATGGTCTGGCTCAAACCAGCAGTCAGCGTCCAGCAAGCAGATAGCATCAGCACCCTGCACACTGGCTACCGACAGCCCCACTATCCTAGGCGTGTCGCCAGAGTCATTGCAGTTAGGCAGAGAGATGTGGACAACATCCGCACCCTTCTCAAAAGTCTGGACAGGGTGACCGTCTGCCACCATGTAATGAACAATGTCGCAGTGGGTCTGCTGCCGGACACTACGCCAGCACCTCTCCAGCACGGCTATAGGTTCTTTCCAGTAAGGGGTGACAACTGCTACTCTCATGCTTACTCCTCATAGAACGTCTCTGTATCCTTGACACGGCGCATGTACTGCTTGATACGTACATCTGAACTCTTGCCGTAGAGCTTCTCTAGCTTGACCAACTGGGCGGCTAGGAACTTGTCTGCCTGCGGCTTCCCGTAGGTACGCTTGGCAGCAAAGTAAGAATATAGAAGCACCCTGGCCTCTGCCATCTCTAGCTGTACTCTGTCAGACATGTCAGTCACTGGTGGGTTGCCCCATCCAATCCAACAAGGCCAAGCAAGCCTCTTGTATCTCGCGGTCACTATCCCAGTCCGCAAGGCCTTCCTGTATCTGCTTCAACCTAGCCCGCACAATCTGGTCTAGCACTTCATCAGCAGCAGTGTTTTTCTCAAACTTGAGATGTATCTTGAGGGTCATGCCATTCTTTCTAGTCGGTTAATAGTTGGCTGGCTTACGCCATCCTCCATACACGTATTTGTTCATTTTCTGTCCTGGCTACAAACACGCGCTGTAGCCGTTTACCAGCCCTGTAGTTAGCGTTGAGTACCTTCGCCCTAGCCTCTACAGGCACGGTGAAGGAATCCCCTATCTCCATGTCCTCATAAGGGTAGGCGTACACCACCCTGGGCTTCGGCATAGCAATACCGCTTTCTCTCTCTATAGCTTGCATATCAACATCTCCACTGTGTCTATAACCTAATACTAGCATACTTGTATCAGCGGAGGGAAACCTATTTTTTTCTGGGGGGGACGAGAAGTTGGGTGCACACACAAATGGATGTTAAGACCCATCCAATTGGGGGCAGCGCTGCATTATGTGAATCTGCGTTATGTGAAGCTAACCATTGTCCATTGTGAAACTAGCAGGCATTGCAGGCAGACTAGGGGTAGGTTACTGGCAGACTAGGGAATGACTAGTGCATGGTAATGACTAGTGTGCATGTCATGGCTAATGGCAAGCAGGGCAGGGGGACAGGGGACAGTTGACCTAGGGGCGGGCGAGATGTGTAGACCTACGCACTATCCAGGCTGCTACCAGGGAGATTGTCCTAGTAACTAACTACTACATTCCCCTAATGAATTACTAGTATATACCTATCTAGGTTACTAGTCCATTAGACTAACAGCGGGTGTTTATCCAGGGTAAACCCTAGTGTCAATTGTTTGCATTGTCCCTATTGCTTACTGTGTTAATAGTCCTATAATCTAGTCACCTAGTAACCACTAGGCAACACTCTAGAGGATAGTATCCATGACTAAAGACTACTCATTCACTTGGTTCTATGTAGCCAAAACCCTGCTTATGTTCTCTGCTGTGCTGTGGGCAGCATGCATTGGCGAAGACATCGTGACTTATGCAATGGTTGGCATTCTGTCAATGCTTGCTGTTCCGTTTATCTACTACCTCGAATCCAAGTAAGGAGCACACCATGAAAATCAAGAACATCACACACCCAAAGTTAGCTCTCTCTTGGGAAGAGTTCAATGTAAATACCTCGGGCCGGACTCGGTTGGAGTACTGTGCAGATGGTGACGGGTTCATCGTCATCAAAGACACGCCTGAGGGCTACAAACTTTTCGAGCAGGGCGAATACTTCCGCACAGTCGGTCTTGACCTCATCTGTGCGTTGCAGTTCGCCGAACACTTCATGCAGACCTGTGGATACAAAGCCATGTACGACCACTGCCTGTCTTACAACTAAGGAGCACACCATGAACGACAAAACCTACAACGGCTGGAGTAACTACGCCACATGGCGCATCAACCTAGAAATCTTTGACGGCGTGTCCTTAGAAGATTTTTCGGGAGTCGTGGACAAGTTTACGGAAGAAGAAGATGGCGAGATGGCGGAGCGCACCATCATCTGTGAGCCTTACGTGTTCGCCGCACAGCTGTCGGACTACGCCGAAGAAATCATCTTCCAAGGTGTTCGCTACGATGAGCGCCGCCCCTCCAACTTAATGGAAGACTACGCACGGGCATTCTTGCAGGATGTCAACTACATCGAAATTGCAGAACACATGATTGAAGACTACACACGGGAGCAAGCATGAACATCGAACTTAAGAACGTCAAGCATAGCGAATTCGCCTCACATGAAACAAATTGTTTTGAGGCAACAATCTACATTGACGGGAAGAAAGCAGGGGAGGCGCACAACAACGGCTGCGGCGGCTCAACTAGCATTTTCCCCAACACGCTGTACGAAAAGCTGCAAGCCTACGCCTTGACGCTGCCTCCGATTCAGTACGATGAGGGCAAGCATGTATTTCC